ATTCAACAAGCAACGGTAATAACGCTACAGCAACAATAGGTGCAGGAGGTACAGAGTTGTTCTGGGCTGACAGCTACCAAGAATATGAAAAAATAGATTTAGACCAAGGATTTGTTCCTGCTCAACTAACTGTTACAGATTGCACAGATACGTCATTAAATGGTCTATACGACTTAGACAGTACTCGTAATAACGAAAAGTTAAGATGGCTAAAAAATAACAATACCACACAAAAAGTTTATTTTAACAGCGGTAGTAATAGATGGACTATTCAGGATTCAGGTGGGTCTGTTACAAAAATTGGAGACACTCTACTGCCCGCTGAAGGTTCTTATGGAAATGGGGCTGTTGTATCCTATAGTAAACACGGACTTTCTACTTCCAAAGCAGGAACTAATATAACTAAACTCGTTCAGTATGACGCTGACGACACAACATTAACTTCAACAGAACAGGCAGACAATGAGCGATATTTTGGATGACATAGTAACTGAACCACACAAGTACGATGAGTTTCTTCACAGTAATGGCGTACCCTACGCTTACTTAGAAGTACCAGTAGCTTTCCTAGACGAAACAATCCCAGAGGGTGCTAACTGGTCAGCTAAAGGCACAGAAGAAGAACCAGAGCAGAAGAATGTAGGCGAGTACACCTTAAATAAACAGGTATCCCTAGACGGCACAAAAGTTATTATTGCTTTAGCGGCTATGGAAGCTGAGACGTACCGTACACCTGCCTTAACCTACGATGACCTACAAGATTGGGAAACTTGGTTGGATACTAAGAGCTACTCAATTAACGACTGGTTAACTATAGCTGAACGCAGAACTCTTATGGCTTCGGAGGCTTACGCAGAAGAAGAATGACAACCTTAACTTTGCTTGCCGTCTGTATCTTCTGCATAGTTTGTACGAAGGTGGTTTAAGTGAAAGACAATGGTGAAAACGTTGTAATAAAAGGTGTCTTATACCGCGACGGTAATGATGGGGACATCTACTCTTCTAAAAGTTCCACTAAGTCTACATTTGAAGCTATTGGTTCTGAGACGGTTTCCCAAACTTCCCAAACCGTAGTCCAAGCGGCTGTTTCACAAGCTCAAAGTATAGGGGCTTCAGGTTTAGTCGCAATGGGAAGTGGAGCTTATTTTCAAATAGACGCTGTAGTGGATAATACAAAAGAAGCTATAGCTATAGCCGAACCATTAGTACACGAATTTGTTGAAACAGGTACTATTACTCCACCTGAAGGCAGTAAGTATGAAGGTGTGTCTATACCAACCACTACATCTTTCTTGGGAGTTAAGGTTGGAGAAGAACGCAAGAAACAGCAAGCATACGAAGCATTAACACCAGAACAGAAAGCCGCACAAGATGTCATTAAACAATCCACTCAAACACCAGACGCACAAGCCGAAGAAAGAGACGCCAGCTCAATATGATTTACTTAAAGATAATTTTGGAAGCAATAACGGAAAACCTAATTGTGATTGGGATTGGTACACTTGGAATACTGAGTTTAATTACGATGTTCCTTCCCGCGGATTCAAAAATAAAGAAGATTTTTACTTTCATAACAAAGAAATAGATTGCACAGTTCCTGAACCTGCCGCGATTGGTATGGTTATTACAGGATGCTTAGTTGCACTCTTAGCTAAACATAGGATAACTAGATGATTAATGATACCGCAGAGCAACTCTACACTAAATGTGAGGGCGACCGTTGGAGTTATCTCGACCGCGCAAGAACTTGTTCTAAGCTAACATTGCCTTATGTAGTGCCAGAGGATGGATTCGGAACACACAGTCGATTAGAAACACCCTTTCAAGGCATTGGTGCGCGCGGAGTAAATAACCTCGCATCCAAATTACTGTTAGCACTCCTCCCACCTAATGCCCCCTTTTTCCGTCTTAATATAGACGAATATATGCTCATGCAAGAAGGAGCAGAAGAAGAAATCATCACGGAGATTGAGACAACCTTACAGCGTATAGAAGAAAGTGTAATGGACGAGGTTTCGGCTCAATCGTACCGAGTTGGTATTCACGAAGCTATTAAACACCTAATTATTTCTGGAAACGCTCTGTTATATATGCCAGATGAAGGTGGGCTTCGTGTCTTTCATATAGACCGTTATGTAATTAAACGCGACCCAATGGGCAACTTGTTATACTTAGCTACTAAAGAAACAGTGGCTTACAACGCTTTACCACAAGAAATGCAAGAAGCTCTAGGCACGTACGAAAAAGACGTTGGCGATAACTGTGATTTATACACCGCAGTTAAGCGTGTAGATAATAAATGGCATGTATACCAAGACATAAAAGGTATTACTATGCCAACCGAAGGTGTGTATGACCTAGAAAAATGTCCCTACATCCCTCTTCGCTTTTCTAAAATTGATGGTGAAGACTATGGACGAGGTTATGTTGAAGAGTATCTAGGAGACTTACAGAGTTTAGAAACCCTGACTCAAGCAATCGTTGAAGGTTCTTCAGCCGCCGCTAAGGTATTGTTTCTTGTGAATCCTAATGGAACCACACGGGCTAGAGCTTTAGCTGAAAGTCCTAACGGAGCTATTACTCAAGGTAATGCGGCAGATGTATCTGTCTTACAACTTAATAAGTTTAACGATTTTCGCGTAGCGCAGGAAACAATTAATACAATACGTGACCGGTTAGGACACGCCTTCTTACTATCATCTGGCGTCGTGCGTAATGCTGAACGTGTAACGGCTGAAGAAATTAGAATGTTATCTTTAGAGCTCGAATCCGCTCTCGGTGGGTTGTACTCTTTACTTAGTAACGAGATGCAATTACCTATGATTAACCGACTAATGGATGTGATGAAGGGCAACAAGCGTATTCCTAAACTTCCTAAAGACATTGTAAACCCTGTTATTATTACAGGTGTAGAAGCTCTTGGACGTGGGCATGATTTACAAAAGTTAGATATGTTCTTAGCTGGAGCCACTCAAGTTGTTGGTGCTGAAGCTGTTGCACAACATCTTAATGTAGGTGAATACTTTAGCCGTCGAGCAACTGCTCTCGGTATTAAAACAACAGGACTAGTTAAGTCCACAGAAGAGTTGCAAGCTGAACAACAGCAACAACAACAAGCGATGCAACAACAACAAATGGTGCAATCTATGGGAGCTCCCGTCATTAAAGCGGCAAGTGAACAGATGAAAAGCATTCGAGAAACTCCACAACAAGAAACTAGCGAGGTAGAACAGTAATGGGTGAATCAAATTCATATTCGGTACAGGCAACGGAAACGCCTGAACCAACACTTCAAGATGCGTCTGATGCTCTTGATGTACAAGAACAAGAAACAATAGATGCGCAAGAAAACCAAAAGCCAATGACTTACGAAGAGGAACGTCCAGAGTGGCTTCCTGAAAAGTTCGATAGTCCTGAAGCTATGGCGGAAGCGTACGCAAACCTAGAAGGTAAACTTGGGCAACCCGCCGAAGAAAACGAAGTGCCTGAGCATGAACAAAAGACAGGCGACGTTGAATACGACAATACCGTTGAAGGAGCATCTAATGAGTTTGCTGAAAAAGGCGAGCTATCGGAAGCTACTTATGACGCGCTTAAAAAGCAAGGTCTTAACAAAGCAATGGTTGACACATACATTGCAGGACAACAAGCAATTGTAGCTCAACAGCAAATGGAAATAACTAATGAGATTGGCGGTATGCAAGAATACCAAAAGCTATCTAACTGGGCGTCAGAGACACTCTCCGATGAAGACTTACAAGCGTACAATGAAACCGTTGAAGCTGGTTCCGTGTCTCAAGCTAAGTTCGCTATTAAATCTTTGTATAGCCAATATCAAGCCGCCGGCGCACCACGAATAGCGCAAGGCTCTGTTAATGGCGCAGGGATTCCTCCTTTTAGCTCGCGTCAGCAAGTAGTAGCCGCTATGCGTGACAGCCGTTACGAGACTGACCCTGCTTACCGTGACGAAGTAACGAAACGTTTAGCTAGGAGTAATGTGTAATGCCTATCGAACTCGTATCCCTTATCACAGGTAATGTGTCTGGCTTTATATTTAAGCTTATTGCATCTCAAACCGAAGCGGCTCAGCGTATGGCTGAAGCTAACCTAAAGACGCAGGAAGCGGCAGATGCTTCTGCTGACAAAGCGGCTAAACGTGGTGGAGACAGTGGTTCGTGGGTACGACGTTTTATTGTTATAATGGTACTTACAGGGGTAATCATCTTCCCCTTCTACCTTGCTGTTACCGGAGGCGCGGTTACTATAGAAGAAAACGCCCCTAAAGGATTATTAAGTTGGTTAGGTATGTCAGGTAAAGAAATGATTACTGTTTCTTCTTCATATTTAATACTTCCAGAAATCCGTAGCTCTTTGTTAGCAATCGTAGGTTTCTACTTTGGTAGCTCTGTCGTTAATAATAGAAAGTAATTATTAGTGCTAAATTTTTCATTTTAATAACGGTTGCGTTTATTGCGCTGTTTTCACAATCAACGGAGATAACTTTAAATGAGTTTGTCGAATCTATACCGCTTTGGGAAGTCCCTCAAGGAGCGGATAAGTACATTACGGGTGACGGGGGTAAAAGTGTCGGGTATTGGCAAATCAGTCAGCCTATGGTCGCGGACTACAACCGTATTACTAAAAGTAAAATTAATCTTAAAGATTGCTTTGATAAAGGCGTGGCTAAGATGGTTGCTACAGAAGTGCTCACGCATTATATCAAACATATCCGAAAAAGTGGTTACCCTGTTCAAATAGACCACCTTCTATTTATTTGGAATGGTGGGGGTGGAGCTTGGCGTAGAGTACACTTTCCAAAAGATGACATTAAACAACAACGATTAGAAAGATATAAACAACGAGCTTATAGGAAACTAGGTATATATGAAAAGAAAAGGAATCTCTCTCAAAAGTAAACATAAGTCTAAAAAAGGTGGACTTACGGCGGCAGGTAGAAAGCACTACAACAGTAAAACAGGTTCCAACCTAAAAGCCCCCGTTACTGAAAGTAACCCTAAAGGCAAGAGAGCTTCTCGTAAAAAATCATTCTGTGCACGTATGTCAGGCGTCAAAGGTGCAATGAAAGACTCTAAAGGACGCCCAACAAGAAAGGCACTGGCGTTACGTCGGTGGAAATGCAGATGAGTTTGTATAAAAATATTAATCGTAGGCGGAAGCTGGGTATATCGCGTTCTAAGAAAAAATCGACGATTTCCTCAAAAGCATACGCAAACATGAAAAAAGGATTTCCTAAAAAGAAATAATTTAACCGTCCCAAATAACCCCTAGTAGCTAAAAAGTCCGATGCGTCGGGTAACTTTTATGTCAACCGTGTGAAAAAGGACACCTAACCCAAAACAAAAACAACCTATAATAAGGAGAATAAACATGGCATACGGAGACGTAAATGCTTCACGCTTGGGGCAAGCTAATGCTTCAGGTGATACTAATGCGTTGTTCTTGAAGGTGTTCGCAAATGAAATCTTAACTACGTTTGAAGAAGCGACAGTTATGAAAGGTTTGCACACCATCCGGACAATTCAATCAGGTAAATCAGCACAATTCCCAGTAACGGGTATTGCGACTGCTAAATACCATACAGTCGGAGAAGACATCCTAGAATCAACTTCGGGATATGCTTCTAAAATTAAACACGGTGAGAAAGTTATCAACATTGATGACGTTCTATTAGCATCAACCTTCATTCCTAACATTGACGAAATGAAGAACCATTACGACGTTCGTAGCATCTACGCTAAAGAACTTGGTAAGGCTCTTGCAACACGTTTTGACATTGCTACTATGAAGACATTGTTTGCGGCGGCAGGTGCATCTAGTGAAATCGGTTTAGCTGGTGGAACTACACTTGACGTTTCAGATGGTAATTGTGCAGGTCTTTCTACTGCATCAAACATCATCTCAACAATTACTACGATTGCTCAGAAGTTCGACGAAAATGACGTTCCTTCTGACGACCGTTTCATATTGTTGACACCTGAAAGCTACTACAAGTTAGTTAGTGCTAATACAGATGCAATATCGTTTGACTTAGGAAGCCAAAACGGAGCGGGTTATTCTCGATTAGAGAACCCACTGTTGTCTACAGGTCAAGTAAGCGTTGCTGAAGCTAGAGTTGCTAAAGTAGCTGGAATTAGTGTATTCAAGACTAACCACCTAAAAGACGTCATTGACGCGGGTAACCTGTCAACTACTGCTACTGATGACGGCGCATCTAACAACGATGTTAATGTTACTGCTGGTGTTGGTTACAACGCTAACTTCACAGGACTACAAGCACTTGCGGGAACTAAGCAAGCGATTGGTACTGTTAAGTTAATGGACTTGTCTACTGAGTCTGAGTACATAATGACTAAACAAGGTACAGCTCTCGTTGCGAAGTATGCAATGGGTCATGGCGTTCTACGTCCTGAATGTGCAATTAAAGTCGTAGCGTAACTCTACTACTAAATATCCCATTGGAGGCTTCGGTCTCCTTTGGGGTTTATCATTTTTTTAAATATATAAAAGGAGCGATATGTCGCTAGATGTAATTGGAACCCGCACAACTTTACAAGACTCTGTAAATGTGTGCTTGAGTGTAATCGGGGAAACCCCTGTAAATTCGATAACAGGCTCAAGTCTACCTACACAAGTAGCACTGGCAAAACAAACGCTTCAAGAAGTAAACCGTGATGTTCAATCCAAAGGGTGGTGGTTTAACACAAGTAGCTCAGATATAAATATCTATCCGATTGACGCAAACGCGGACGGACAAACTTTAACAAACAACTGGTCTACCGCAATTCCTGAAGAAGCCCGCCGATATATTACTATTCGCGCCGCGCGTGTACTTCAAAGCCGTTTTGTTAGTAGCGAAGAACTCCATAAATTTTCTTACAACGAAGAACTCGTATCTCTTGCAACATTACAAACTGCTAATGTGCGTAGTGGTGGTGGTAATACCAATCAAAGCACTTATACCTTTTCTGCTTTTCCTGCTGACCTAAAAAACTTAGGTATTGAAGAAGTAATGTTTCTCCAAGGTTCTGCCGAGGAAAAACTTTTAACACTTCGCTTAGGAACAGAGCTTAAACAACAAGCTAAACTAGCGGCAGAAAAGTTACAAATAGAAAAACAAGTTTTAACAGAGGTTGCACAAGAACTTAAGGTTGACGCAGAGACAGCTTTATTAACCGCACAAGAATTAAAGGTAGATGCGGAGACCGCCCTTACTAATGACCAAGAAGCTCTAGTTACTCAACAGGCTCTTACAGAAGCTCAAGAAACTACTAGGAAAACAAGGGAAGCAGAGTTATTAGATACCCAAGAAACTTTGGTAACTCAACAGCAACTAACTGAGGTTCAAGAAACAACTAAACGTACTAGAGAACACGAACTTATTGACGCACAAGAAACCTTATTACAGAAACAAATTTTAACCGAAACCGAGCAAGTTGCTAAAGTACAAGAAGAAGTAGATTTACTACAATCACAACAGCTTAAAGTAGATGCTGAAGAATTATTAATAGATGCACAAAAATCAAAAACTGATGCAGAAGCTGCGTTAATAGCAGACCAAGAAGCTTTAGTAACTCAGCAAAAACTTACCGAAGTACAAGAAACTACTAAACGCCAAAGAGAAGCTGAGCTACTTGATTCACAAGAATTAAAAGTACAAGAAGAAATTGATTTACTTCAAAAACAAGATACTAAAATGGATGAAGAGATTGATTTATTACAATCTCAAGATTTAGACGTTCAAGCTGATACTACTTTAAAAGGTAAACAGGGTAGTTTAATAGATGCTCAAAAGCTTAAAACTGATGAAGAAACTGATTTATTAGAATCTCAACAATTAAAAACTGACGCTGAAAAACTATTAATAGACGCTCAAGAGTTAAAGACTGATGCAGAAACTGCCTTATTAACAGCTCAGGAATTAAAAGTAGATAAAGAAACTTTGGATGTACAAGCCGACACTACATTAAAAGGCAAACAGGGTGCGTTAATAGATTCTCAGGAACTTAAAACTGATGCAGAAAAATTACTTGTTGATGCTCAAGAATTAAAAACAGATGCTGAAACTGCTTTATTAACAGCAGAGGAATTAAAAACTGATGCCGAAAAACTTCAAGTAGATGCTCAAACAGCTTTGTTAACAGCTCAAGAGTTAAAAGTTGATAAAGAAGTTGTACGAATGGATGAAGAGATTGATTTATTACAATCTCAAGATTTAGATGTCCAAGCTGACACTACGCTTAAAGGTAAGCAAGGAGCTTTAGTAGACGCTCAAGAACTCAAAACTGACGCTGAGACTACGCTTACAACTAAGCAAGGTGCTTTAGTAGATGCGCAAGAATTAAAGACTGATGCAGAGAAGTTACAAGTAGACGCTCAGACTGCTTTATTAACAGCACAAGAACTTAAAGTAGACAAAGAAACTTTAACTGAAGTCGCTCAAGAACTTAAAATTGATGCGGAAGCTGCTCTTATAACATCGCAAACAACTACTGACGCAACACAGCGTACTTTAATTGCCGCGCAAGAATTAAAAACAGATGCGGAGACTACACTAACTACTAAACAAGGTGCTTTGGTAGACGCTCAAGAACTTAAAACTGATGCTGAAACTAGTCTTACATCTAAACAAGGTTTACTAGTTGATGCCCAAGAATTAAAAACCGATTCGGAAAAATTATTAGTAGATGCTCAAACTTCACTTACAGCCGACCAAGAACTTAAGACAGTTGCCGAGAAACAATTACTAGAGTCTCAAAAAACCCAAGTAGATACCCAGACTGCCTTAGAACTAACCGAAGAGAAAGCATACTCCGACGCTATTACTGGTATATCTAGTGGCACAACTTATCGTGACTTCGCGGCAGAGTTAAGAATGATGGGAGTACAAGAACCTACTTTCTACCAGCTACCTGCTTACAAGAAGAAAGAAGCACTTAAAGACGCTACAAAACTACGTACGTCAACAGCCACAGAAACAGGCTCAGATGCCATTGAGATAGCGACCGTTAACAACATTAGACGTATGATTGGGGAAGCTCCAATAACCGCTTTAAACGGTGATTCTATGGCTTCTGAAGCCGTTAGATTACTTCGTAAGACATCTACTGAAATGCAAGGGCGTGGCTGGTGGTTTAATACTGAGTATGATGTTGAGTTTACGGCTGATGGAACTGGACGAATAGCTACTTTTGGTATGTTAACTGTTGAGTTAAATGACTACAATACTCGCATAAAAAATGTCAGCGGAACTAAATATCTGTATGATTACAAAACAAAATCATACACGACATTTTCAGGAACTACTAAAGGTAAAGTTATCTACGAGCGTTCCTTAGACGACATCCCACAAAAGTTCCAAGAATACCTTGAAGTACGTGTGGCAATCCTACTAACTGAGATGTACCCCAGAGATGGCGTAGACATCCAGCGTCTTCCTCGTATCGAAAGAGAACTAGAGGCTTACTTTAAGGACAGAGAAAATGATGAAGGAAACTACAGCATCTTCGACAACTATCATACAGCGAGCCGCATTGGAATTAATAGGAACTACGACATAGTATAATGCCATTAATCAATCAAGCACTACCTAATCTTATTGGAGGCGTTTCTCAACAGCCTGATGTTACACGCTTTGAAGGTCAATGTGAGGCGCAAGAAAACGCGCTGAGTAGCATTGTTGACGGTTTAAGTAAACGTCCTCAGACGAAGCACGTTGCGGAGCTGGTAAGTTCTGCTATATCTAATAATAGTTTTACGCATTTTATAAATAGAACAGCGGATGAAAAATATGTAGTTATTCACGATGGTAGTTCTCTAAAAGTTTTTAACTTAGATGGAACAAACGCGACTATTGACTCTGCGGCTTCAAAGACTTGTGGAGAAGGAGAGTATTTATACACAACTAACCCTAAGCAAGATTTAAAAGCTCTTACAATCGGCGACAAAACATTCATCCTTAATAAGAATACAAATGTACTTCCTGATTATACATCAAGTTCTGCACTACTTTCAAAAGAAGCGGGATTATTTATTAAACAAGGCGATTACGGAAAAAACTATGGTGTATCTTTTTCTGGTAATTTTAACACGTCTAACACAAGCGCAGGAATAGCTCGGTGTAACATTGTATTTGAAAGAAAATATCGGAGCCGAACATCTCCTTATGGACACGCTGCTTTTCAACGATTTTGTATTGGTGTTAAATCGATAAATTTTAATACGTCAGGAACCACCGGACACGGAAGCGCAACAGGCGGTTTTGATTATCTTGCCAATGAACCCATAACCATTAACTTACCGGATACTGTTCTTTCGCAAATTATAAATGCCAACGGTACTAATATTCAATATGGGGGTTTATTGTTTGGAACAGATTTGGACCCTAGTTCTTCCGTAAGTTCATCTAACGCAAACTTAGATACGTATTCTTTGGGTTCTTTTAGTATTTCAAGCGTAAGTTCGACCGGAGCTATACAAGGAATAACAGTTAACAATGGTGGAAAGTATGGGCTTATGAACCATGATTATGACCACGAAAGTTGGGCTTCGGGAGATTTTGTTGTAAAAAACGTAGCAATAAGTGCGCCTACAGGTGCGGCTCATTACGGAACCGCTACTGTATTAGAAGCGGAAATACAATCAGCACTTAGTGGCGTAAACAACGTTGATACTGAAGTAATTATTAATACCCTTATCACTGACAGTAGTGCCACCACCACCTCTTTAAGTGATGTAGGAAATGGTAAAGTGTTTCAAAGCGTTGACCGAACTAACAATGATAATTTTGTCGCGCCCGCAGACCATACTACTGCTAATCCCAGAACTGAATTTGAATATAAAAAATCTAACAATCTTTTAATTTTTAGTAGAGCGAGTAATTTAGGTGATTTTGATATTAGTGCTAATGATGGAATAGGCGGACTAGGTATTGGAGCGTTTTACAAACAAACCAGTGCGATTACAAATTTACCATTATATAATAAAAATGGGTTTAGAATTAAAATCGTTGGGGATGCCGATAGCACAGCAGACGAGTATTATGTAAAGTTTGAGACAAAAAATAACGCCCCTTACGGAGAAGGTAGTTATGTCGAAGATATTGGATACAATGTTTTACAAACAATAGACTCTAACACTTTACCGTTTGCATTAACTTTAAATGCTGAAAATGAGTTTACTTCTGGTGCGCTGGCTATGGCATCCCGAAAAGTCGGCGATGATACTTCTAATCCAATGCCGTCTTTTGTTAATCGTGCAATAAACGATATATTTATATACAAAGACAGGTTAGGGTTCTTAACTGAAGACCATATTGTTATGTCTGAAGCTGGCTTAGGAGTGGTAGAAAACGGCGAACTTAAATTTAATTTCTTTAAAACAACAGTTACAACATTGTTAGACTCAGCGGCGATTGATGTGACCGTATCGTCAAATAGAGTAACTAATTTAAAAGCCGCCATAGGTTTTCAAGAAAATTTAATATTATTTTCGGATAATATGCAGTTTGGTTTAAAAAGTGGAGAGTTACTTACTCCAAATTCGGTGTCAGTAAACCCAATAACTAATTTTGAATTTGACCAAACTGTTGAACCTTTAGGTTTAGGTTCTTATCTTTACTTTCCATTTCAACGCGGGTCTTTTTCAGGTATTCGAGAGTTTACAGTTAACAGCACTACGGATAACTATGACGCTGAAGAAATTACGGAACACATTCCTACATACATACCTTCCGATTTGGAAACAATGGTAGGAAGCACGTCCGAAGATATTATTATAGGGTTCGCTCCGTCTACACCAAAAACGTTATACATTTACAAATATTTTTGGGGCGGACAAAAAAAACTCCTCAGTGCGTGGTCTAAGTTTCTTCTACCTTTCGAAGTCCGAGGGTTTGATGTCTTTGAAGGCACTATGTATGTTGTAGGAACGAAAGAAAGCAAAACCCACCTTCTCTCTATGCCCCTTCAAAGTGGACTTAAAGACACAGGAATGAACTACAATACGTACCTTGATATGCGCAAGGAACAAACTTTAAGCAATGCCACGGCTGTCCCGTTAGGCTTCACAGCGTCCGCTGGTGACCGTGTGCAAGTCTGGGATGACGAAGGGCAATCACTTCACGACCAGACACTTACCTCTACAGCGACCTCAGTAACGCTTGGCACTGCACATACAGGCAAAGTGTTTAGTGGGCTTGCCTACACAATGAAGTATGTGTTCTCCGAGCAGGTGTTTAAACAACAAGCAGGAAACTCTAAAGCTCCTTCTGGATTTACCCGCGCTCAGATACGTAACGGTGCTTTGTTCTTTAACGACACCCGTGGATTTAAAGTTAAAGTTAAACCTGACAACCGAGATGAAACTACACATACTTTTACACCCACACTTATCGGAACAAGCTCTGCTGGAAACATTGAATTAAATAGTGGAAATTTCCGTTTTCCCGTCTTTACAGACGCCCAAGGAACCACCATAACAGTAGAGAACGATAGCGCACTCCCTGCTAACTTTAGTAGTGCGGAGTTTGAGACGTTTGTCCACGAGAGGTCGAAGCGGTTTGGATGATTTGGTTAAAGAGTACAAGAGTGGGTACAAAGTAGTTGTAGCCCACCCACGGCACATCCCTTACTTAGCTGAACATATACGTAAAGAAGACCTTCTTGAAATCTCTTGTTTTAATCACAAACCCACTGAGGTTTTCCAAACAGCCTTAGAACAAGATGAGTCTACCTTTACTGTACTTACACCGGACGGAGTGCCCTTTGCAATGTTTGGTGCAGGTAAGATTGAAGAGGAAACGTATATATGGATGCTTGGTACAGATGATGTACGGAAACACGCAATGGCTTTTATGAAATACTCACGAGAGTGGGTATGGGGGTTTGTAGGTATATATGAAAAGGTATGTAACTACGTGCACTCAGAAAACAAATTAGCCCTAAAATGGCTCGACTGGTGTGGAGCTGATTTTACAACCCAAATAGAAATTAACGGAGAACTTTTCTTTAAATTTGAAATCGAGATGAAAAATGTGTGACCCAGTAAGTATAGGAATAGCCGCCGCCCAAACAGGGATGAGCATAGGAGCTCAGAAAAAACAAGCTAAGGCGCAAAAACAGGCTCAAAAAGCGGGAATTGAAAGAGAAAATATACGCTTTAGGCAAGAGATGTCAGCCAAACGTATTAAGGAAGCACAAGACAATAAAATAGCCGTCAGTGAAATTACCGAAACAATAGAAAAAACCAGACAAGCTAAAGCAACCGCGCGTGTGTCCGCAGGTGAAGCCGGTGTTAGCGGACAGTCGGTACAACAACTACTAAACAGTTTTGAAAGACAGGAAGCTCAAGCTTTGTTTGCTATTAGTGAACAACAAGCTATGGGACGCGTGAATACTTTATTACAAGACGAACAATCTATATTTAGCTCAGAGAACCGTATATCTCAAATTAATCAACCTATAGAACAACCCGACTATTTAGGAGCCGCTGTTAATTTAGCCGGACAAGGTATGGGTATTTACAAAGATGTTAAAGCGCAAGACCTTATGAAATCTCAACTGAAATTAAACGAGTTAAAAATAACGGAGATGGGAGGGTAAATGGCTAAAAAACAAACATTAAAAAGTTTACTTGGAGTCTCTGATGACCGCGTAGAGGTAGAATTAAACTTACCTAAGCCACGCCTTCAAAACACTATACAACGTGCGGGCGCGTACAGCACCGCTTTTGTTGCGCCTCCAAAAACAAACAACTTACAACGAATTGCAGATGCTTTAGGAAAAATTAATCCTATTATCAGTGATTATCGGGATGCAAAAAACTTAGGAAAAGAAGCCGAGATTACTGAAGGCGAAGCGGGTGTTCTTGAATTTAAAAACTTTCTTGCTGGAGCAGACCAAGAAACTAAAGACAAAGCCCTGAAAGACCTAATGTCTCAGCAAGATAAGACACGAGCCGACATCGATAAATATTTTCGGAACGAATACGGACTAAACCCGTTGGCTTCTATAAGAGCTCAAAAACTTTTAGGTGCATCTAAAGAAGCTGAGTTTTTAGCGTACCGCAATAAAAAGGTACAAGAGTACCAAACTAATAATATTAAAACTACAGGTAAACTTCCTACAAAAGAAGATGTACAATCGTTTGTTTACGGTTTATCGGATGCTTTTCTTGAAGAAGAAGGAATACAACTAACAAAAGGCTCTCTGGCACACCAAGGGTTTATGACTTCTATCATGGAGCAAACAGGGCAAGATATTGCTACGCTTGAAACCACCTTTGCAGACTACCATAAAACAAATGTAGCTATACCCCTTGTATCTTCGAGTATAATTCAAGGGATGGAAAAGTATAGCGACAACCCTAAGAAAGCCTTAGAATTTGTTACACAAGCTTGGAAAGACACAGGAATGTTTGATACAGAAGACCAAGCTCAAGTTCTTAAAAGTGCGTTTGCGTTAATTCCTGCGGAAAACTTAGACGAAGCAGATGAATTTTTAGAGCTGTTAGCTGACAATATAAAAATTGGTAATCAGTCATTTAGAGACGCTAGTGCTGTCTTTAATGCCATTGAAGATGACATCGAAGACCGTTTTGAAGCCTTTCAAAAAGACGAAGATATAAAACTACGTAAAGAAACTGATACCACAATTGCTGAGTATCGCACAAATGTTAGAACGTTGATTTCTTCCGGAAAAGGCACCGAAGCAGTAAAATTCCTCGCCGAAGAAGAAGAAAACCTTAGGGAAGAAATTGGAGAACGCAAACCAACTGAGTATGAAAATGAAATATTAAATTCCTTGTTTGAACAACGCTTAAGCATTTCGCAACTAGAAGACCAAATACATTTAGACATAGAAAAACGTTCTGGTTTAGGTATCAATCGTACTAATGGGTTAATGGGTCGAGGAGCTACCCAAGGTAAAAGCAATTTTGATAAACAACACCCAGAGCTTGCAACAATAATAGCAGGATTGGACATAAACCAACCTTCGTTTTCATACAACTTTAATTCAGGCGAAATGGAGTTAGAACTTGAAGGGTTTCACACAATGCAACCTGCTGTTCAAGCTTGGTTAACAGCAAAAGACAACGCTTTAAACACAGTGTTACAAGAAGGAATTATTGACCCACAACTACAAGGAAAAAGATTTGGTGAGTTAATGGTCGAACATGATAAAGCGTTTGTAGCTGATTTAGAACAAGCGTCTTATAATTATTACTACGGACTAGCGACCCAAACACGTTTAGAACAAAATCAACAAGCCGCTACATCTAATAAAGAACTTATGGAGGCTACTGCTGAAACACTCTTTGATGACAAAGGTCAAATAACAGGGAAAGCATTGGGAGAAATAAGAAAGGTTTACAATGAAGCCAACATTGGATTTTTTAACCAAACACAAGAACTAGACCAAAACGAAGCACAAACATTTTACACATACGGAATGGCTATTAATGGTTTACCAGACGGGGATGAAAAAAATACAAAACAAGCTCAATGGAATAAAACACATGCCCAAATTATTCAAAACTCGCGGGCTAAAAGACAATCATTAATAGACCAAGCAAACAAAATCGCTTTACCTCCTATTCAACAAGATTTTGGCTTTAGAGGTGGTTCTGGACGTGCTGTAGTCGGCGAACGAGACGCGATACGAATACAAGAAAATTCAGTTGCGCGTCAAAACAACTTTATGTCATCAAAGTCACAAGAATTTGCGGACGCTCTTCGATTTGAAACATTTACGCAGGACGAAACATTAAACTTATTACGAACAGGAAACGCAAGCGGAAACATAACCAAAGAACTGTATCACTCAAGTGGGTTTAGACTTCCGCCTAACTTCTTTTCTCCGCAAAACTTTGTTCAAATTTCCGGATTAGACGCTAACAGTAAAACAACTCAAGAAATTGCTCGTTTAATGAATATGAAAGTTGAAGATTTAATCGCGAACCAAAAAGACATAGCTGAAATGAGAGACCAATAATATGGGAATATTTGACGAAACCGCTGAAAACCTTGCAAAAGGAGCAGTAAAATCTGCCGCCCCTGTTGACAAGAAGGAAAAACCAAATGCACTTAAAGATATTGCTTTAGCGGTTCCTAGAGGTATTGAAGGATTTGCGCAGAGTATATACAACTTAGGTGATGCTGTAGTTGGTGACGCCCTTCCCGACTATAACGAAAGATTTTTAGGACGCTCAGAAACGATGGTAGGTGGATTCGTCGAGGGAGCAACGCAGTTTATGACGGGCTTTGTACCTATCATGGGGGCAATGGGCAAAGCTGGAAAAATTGCGACTCTTTCTAATAAAACTAAAGGAGCCGCTGGGTTACTTGCTAAAGGTCAGAACCATTTAAAGCCAGAGATGTTAGGAGCTATTTCAAAGCTAAAACCTAAACAAAGACTCGCTTTACAAACTATAGGTGCGTCAGCCGCCACGGATTTCTTAGCCTTTGATGCTCAAGAAGAAAGGCTTGCAGATTTAATACAACAATTTCCTGCCCTACAAAACCCCGTAGCTGAGTTTTTACAAGCAGACGACACAGACGGACAAATTGAAGGACGCCTTAAGAACGTATTAGAAGGTTTGTTTATTGAAGCAGGTATTGGAGCTATTGCAGTGCCCTTTCTCAAAGGTATTAAGCTAATTAAGAACCGTAATAAAAAGATGGCTAACGGCATGGACAAAACCGAAGCTACTGAAAGTTCTCTTAAAGAAACTGATTTAACCGAAGACGAAGTTACATATAATTACATTACTCGCGAAGAAGCTCGTATGGACCGAGCAGAAGAAGACGCACTAATAGACGAAATGGGTGGAGACTACGAAAGCCCCTTTTCACGTGAAGGGCGCAAACCAGAAAATACAGATTTTCGTGAAGAGGCTAATGTCTCTGCTGATACTCCTGTAGATGAGAATGGTGTTGTACTCCCTCCTGAAGAACGTGAGTTGCCTGAGATGCCTATAGATTCAACTAAACCTATGCGTCTTAATCCAGATGACGACCCTAACCCTTTCGTAGACCCAAGCGACAAGCCGTCAGCTTTAGAACAAAACGCCGAATTTAATCAAGCACGCGCACAACGTGAAGCGGACGAAACAAAAACACCTACAACAGAAGAAGTAGACGGAGAGATACGCAGAGAAAATGACCTGTACAACGAAGTTAGAAAAGTTGTTACTAAAGTTCTAGATGACGCTGATACAATTAACGGCGGCTCCCAAGCTATTAAAAGTGCTTATCGCGGCTTCCGTACTACCAGTGAAAGAGCTGTTTTTGCTAAAGCGTTAGCGGAAGAACGGTTAGCTCGTCAAAAGAAAGCGGGTACAATACCTGAGACAAACGCTGAAGAGTTAACAACCGTTTCTACAGAACGTATGGACATCATGGGACAAGGTGAACCTAACAAGGTTGCGGCTCACTTAGCACGTCTTAAAAAAGGTGAAAACTCTACGGCAAAACTAGCGGAGTTTAGAGAAGAACAAAATGTTCTTTTTGAAGTTCAAGAGTTTGCCGCTGAAAATGTTACAGATGCCGCCCGCGCTTTCAGGCTTGCGAAAGAAAATGACGCTAAGTTTGATTCAGGTGGTGTGGAAAAAGCCCGAACTGAATTATTTATTGCACTAGAACAACTTACTGAAGCACAACAACTCTGGGCTGAATATGGTAGAGAGTTCTCTCTCGGTCTACTTGCTCGTAAGTTTCTTTATAAAAAAGGACATAAACGGCTAGGCGGTCGAGATGCTATTAAAGACAAACGACAAGGATTTGACTTTGATAACCCAGAGATGGCTACAAAAGAAGCTATGGAAGAGTATCGTGACCGTATGCGCGGTTCAATGAACGAAGATAAAATGATTAACATTCTTATTGCCGCTAGAGACGGTACCGATTTAAAACAACAGGTAGAAGCTATGGCTAAACTAAACGCCAAGCAAAGAGTAAGCCGCGGATTTGATATGGCTAAAGAATATTGGATTAACTCATTATTAAGTGGTCCATCTACACAACTTGTTAACGTAATGGGTAACTCTCTTACTATGGCGATACGAAATGCCGAAGTAGTTGTAGGAGCCGCCATGCGTGGTGATATGAGTATTGTTAGAGCTAATTTAGATTTTTCATATTACATGGAATCTATTCAAGAAGCGTGGGCATTAACTAAGAAAACGATGATAAAGAACGAGGCGCAGACTATTCCTGACCGCCGCGCTTTTCTCGAAACTAACTTTGACCGACGCGCAATAACAGCTAAAAACGCAGGTTTAGATGACGACTCTACTCTTGGTAGAGCAGTAAATTGGATGGGTAATTTTGTTGGACTCCCTTCACGTTTCTTATTGTCAGGGGATGAGTTCTTTAAAGCTTTAAACTACCGCCACTATGTTCGTACGGATTTAGCTGTAAAAGGTTATGATAAAGGGTTAAGAGGCAAGGAGTTAGCCGATTATGTAGAAACAAGGCACCAAGCGTCTATAACAAAACAAGGTGCTATGTACAACGAAGATTCTTTGTATCGTGAAGCCCAGCGCGCGGCAGACGAAACTGTTTCTAAAAAATATGGAACTAAAGGTCTTCAACATACAGAACGTCGCGCATTTGTTGATAAATACATGGAAGACAATCGCACTAAAATGGAAGGGTTTAATGAAACCCAACGTGAAGACCTACTAGAGAGAGCAAAAACAGCAACCCTAGTAAACACACACACCCAAGACGCTAAGTTTGGGAGCCTTAAAGAAATAACAAAGATTGTTAATGACAACCCGTTACTAACATTTGTTGTTCCTTTTATCCGTACCCCCGCAAACATTCTGAAGTTTGGTTTAGGTCGTACAGGAATAAAATTAGCCGATGTAAAAGGCTATAAGCAAATGGGTGAATTAAGAGCCTCGGAATTAAAAGCTAAAGAACTTAATCAAGTGTTTGAAATGGGAGACCGTAGAAAAATTGCAGAAATGAATGGACAGCTTTCTACTGCCGCTACAATGACCAGCTTGGCTTTGTGGTACGCCTACACTAACAAAGATTTTATTTCTGGATATGGTCCCCGAGACCCCGAAGAACGGGAACTTTGGAAAAATGCCGGTAACCAAGAATACTCAATTAAGGTAGGAAACACCAACTACAGTTACCAACGACTAGACCCGTTTGCCACAATGCTCGGTGTTTATGCAGACTTAATCGAAGGTTCCAATAGTGGAGAACTTGACGGAGACAAAGCTTCTAATGTATTTGCTTTACTTGCGCTTACCTTCCAAAACAATATTACTAACAAATCTTATGTGCAAGGTATCGACAACTTATTTCAAGTTATGCGCGACCCAATGAAAAATGGTAAACGTTTTGTTGGCAACATAGCCGCTGGTTTTGTGCCTAATGTACTTAACCAAGGAATGAATTACCAAGAAGGACGACTGTTACGTGAAACACGAGGGACTCTGGACTATTTATTAAAACGAACGCCAGTATTAAATCAACGCTTAATGCCTAAACGTAATTTGTTTGGGGAAGCCATGACAATGCCTAGTAGCGGATTAGACGGTGTTCTTAACCCTATCTATCGTAAGGAAATATCTACCGATTTAGTTGACCACGAGTTTGCTAACTTAGGTCACGGGTTTAGTAAACCAACTGACAAACTATTTGGTGAGATTAATATGCACGATTTTACAAACGAAGATGGGCAAACAGCCTACGACCGTATGTTAGAACTCAGCGGAACCACTAAAATTAATGGACAAACTCAAAAGGAAGCCTTGAGAAAGCTTATTCAACAACCAACGTATCAAGCAATGCCAATGGGTGATGATGACGACACAGGGACTAAAAGCCCTCGTGTTAAAGCTATACAACGTATTCAAAAAGCCTACAGACGTAAAGCTAAATCACAAACGCTACAAGAATTTGACGAGTTAAGGAATGCGTATTCCACTCATCTTGTTAATAAAAAACAATACTTAAACTAAGATGGACTCCCAACACATACCCCCAATAGTAGGCACAATCGGAATGCTCGGTTCATTCACGATTGGAGAAATCAATGAACTCGTCGGTATAGCCGTCGGTGTAACAACTTTAGTGTACCTAGTGGTACGCATAGCTAAGGAGATAAATAATAAGAAATGAGTAAAGAAACGGATAAGAAACTTCACAGTTTGCAGAGTATGCTTATTGATGAGTTTATTGGACGCATCCAGAGCGGAGAGGCTACTCCAAGTGACCTTAACGCGGCGAGACAATTACTCAAAGATAATGGTATTCACGCGGCTATGAAGCCTGACAACCCCCTAGCCAATCTGGTAGCAGGACTACCTTTCGACGATGAAAGTGACCGTGTTATTAAACGTGCGGAAGGAGTGATTAATGCGAAACTATCGTAAGGAATACGATAATTACCACAGCAAAGCGAAACAAATAAAACGCCGAGCAGGACGTAATAAAGGACGTCGTTTGGCTGTTAAAAAGTACGGCAAAGCCGCGCTGGCTGGTAAAGACGTTGACCACAAAGACCGCAACCCAATGAATAACGGGCGCAGAAATCTCCGCATCCAATCGAAAGCTAAGAATCGCTCCAGAAATGGCTAATTATAGAGGAAAATAAAAGGAAAATAAAATGAAAACAGACAGAGATAAGTTAACGATAAAAAATAAAGCTAAAAAAGAAGATAAAAATGTAAAACGAGGAAGACGCGGGATGTCTTCGCAAGAGAAGGCATACTATACGGATTTTGCAAAAGCTGCAAGTACACCTGCCTTTAAAGCATTACAAAAGATGGTAGACAGTAAACGTAAGGCAGCTAAAAAAGTCGCTGAATCAAAGGGGTTAAAAGGTAAGAAAGCAACTGAATTTGTAAACACACAGATACAGCTCCTTTTTAAACAAAAAGACTTTAAAGCTTTAAATGCTAAGTCAGACATAAAATATACGGGACAGATAATAGACTAAGTAATTTATGGCTGTACCGGAACAGTTAAAGGACTTCAGGAACTTCTTGTTTCTCGTCTGGAAGGAACTAAACCTTCCTGAACCCACTCTTATTCAGTATGAAATCGCTGAGTATATGCAGAGTGGGGACAAACGTGCCATCATCGAAGGGTTTC